TGCCGGTAGCCGTGAAATTGCTGTAACCGCTCGGGCCGGCGCTGATACTGGCGCTCGTGTTGACCGCAGCGGCTGCAAACCAGAGATAGTCTTGCGTGCCGCCGAAGGAGGTGTTGGAGGGCGGATCCGCATTTCCGCTGGTGCTACTCGAATTGTTGACCCCCGCCCGGTTGATCGTCCCCGAATTCGGCATCGGGATGGAATAGGCGTGGGCTGCGTAGGTAGCCGATGGCGAAAAGGTGAATTGCGGATTCGTTTCGGCGTTGGACGCGGCCAGCACGCTTTGCTGATAACAGCCGAGGAAAATGCCGCCGCTATTGCCCCCCTTGATCAAAACCCAGCCCGCCGGTGGCGTTACGGTCGTTACGGATTTAACCGCCAGATACACCAGCAGGTAGTCGCCCACAGCATGTGTATCGAGTGTAACGGTTGCCGTTCCCACAGTGCTCGATGACGAGCTAACGTGCGGCGTGGCGCCTCGTGGCGTAGGCGCAGCCATCAGATATTCGCCACGGTTTCAGCGGTGATGACGATCGACGTCACCGAACTGGATACGGTTGCGGTCCAAGCATTGTTGGCAGTGGCCTGCTTGGCAGCACTGCCGGCATCCGCCGAGAAGCCCACGGTAGCCGCCGCAGGAACCGCGAAGACGTAGCGGGTGGTGCCAGCGGTCGCGTCCTTGATGGTCACGGTGACAGCTGTTGCCGACGTGTTGGTAATGATCAGCCGATAGAGGTCCGCGAACACGCCCGAGCCGCCAGCGGTCACGATCGTGGTCTCGCTGGTGCCGGTGATGGTGGTGGTCTGGATCGCCTTCACCTCGCGCAGCGCCGGGATCGATACCAAATCCCCAAGCTTGCTGAAACGAGCATTCACGACCTGAGCATCGCTGACCGCCGTAGGGTTGCCTGTCTTCGCCAAGCCGCCCGTCGTCACAGGCGCGAAGGATAGCGCGCTTCCGGCCGCCGTCGCACCGATGATCGCACCTGCGGCGGTCGGATCGACCTTCACGCCGTTATAGTAGAAGGCGACCTGGAGGCTGCCGTCGGTATCGGTGACGCCGTTCAATGCGGTGACTGTGGCGGCGGTATTGGTGACAGCACTCGCGAGGTTGGTGCTGTCGTCAGTAGCAAGCGCCACCGACTTGGAATCAGCCGGAGCGGCCCGACCGTTGGGGTTGGTCGTTACCGGCTGTGGATTGTTGGAAATGTCAGGGATATTGAAGGTCGTTCCGGTCATTTCAGTTCCTTCCGGGCATTAAAAAACCCGCTCGGAGGCGGGCGAATGGGACAGATTGTGAGAGGGATCAGGCGGCGGTGTAGCCTTGTGCGTTGACGAAAACCGAGCCCGTTCCAGAAGCGGTCAGCGTGACGAACTCCATGAGGGTGTTCGCCGTCCCCTTGAGCGGGCAGGTGAATTTGATCTCCGCGCCCACGAACGAACCGCCGGTGTTGATCTTGCCGCGCCAAAGCACTGTCCCGCCCGCGCCGTCGCGGATCGCGATTTCCGTCGCGGTCCCAAGCGTGTCGGCGAAGATTTGCATGCCGGTGAGGTAGTTGCGCACGCCAGAGCCGGCCGCCGCCGCGATCGTTACTGCGGTGGTTGTGTTCGTGATGCCGCCCGAGGCCGCCGCATAGTTCCAGCGGGAACCACTCAGCGCGAATTGCTGCACCAATAATCCAGCGGCGTCGCTGGTAAATAGTGCGATCAATGACGTGAGCCGTTGTGCTATACGCTGAAGCCGTCCATTCAGGCCGGACGATGCGGTATCTGAAGCGGGCGCAGTTTCGGCCAGCGCCCCGATCGCGGTAACGGCAACGTCATCGTTGGCGAGCGTGATGCGCTGGACGCCGGCACTGACATTGCCAGCCCCACCAAGCGCATCGGTCGCCGCTCCATCGGCCCCCAAGTTTGGCTTGACGCGCTGATACTGGACGCCGCCGACGTCATCGGTTGCAACCGTGGCGCCAGTTCCTGGAGTAACTGCTACATTATCGACCATATTTGCCTACCCTTGCTGGGAGAGATGAGAGACCGCCCGCTAAAACTGACCGGCCGCAAGATCAGGGGTGACGAACGACTTGAACCATCCGGAAAGCTTTGAGATTGCGCTTACATCAGGAGCCGGCAATCCTTCTTTCGAGAGCACCCGCGCCAGTTCGTCTGGTTCAATGTTAATGATCTGATCGACCTTGGCTGTTCCGATGTTTGCCATCTTCGGTACTGGCGCGCGCTCGATCGGCTGCCATTCATGGATAAAGCCTGTGTTAGTCTGCAACTCGGCGATTCGCGCGCCGAGGGTTTGGGCAGGAGCCGGCCCCTCCGTGAATGTCTCGACAATCTCCGATCCGGCCGGGTTGCCGTCCGAGTCCACCAAGGGGCGCGTGATGTAAAAGTCTGTCATGCTGCCTGGTATCCTTGAGCGCTAAAGTAGACCGCGCCCGCCCCCGAAGCGGTCAACGTCACCACCTCCATCAAAGTGTTCGCCGTACCCTTCAGGGGAACGGGAAATTCGATAGTGGTTAAGGAAAGGCCGCCGGTCTGGATCTTGGTCCGCCAAAGCACCGTTCCAGCGGCACCATCGCGGATTGCAACCTCGGTCGCATTGGTCAAGGCGTCGGCGGCAATCTGAACGCTCGTCACATAATTGCGGACCGAGGCGCCCGCTGCCGCGATGAACGTCACCGCCGTGGTTGTATTACTAATACCACCAGACGCCGCTGCGTAGTTCCAGCGCGATCCCGTAAGGGCGTGAGGCTGGGTGACCGCGCCGGCAGTATCGCCCCGCTGACGGTCCCAAGTGGAGCCGTTGTAAACGAAGCCGTAGTTCGTAGTTGAAAGTATTGATGACGTAGAGGTGGTTGCTACTGCATCGTTATTGGTTGCACCAAAAACCGCAACAACGTTCGCCCCTGAATTGATGAGCTGGGTATAAAGCGCCCCCCTTGCGGTAACTTGCAGGTCAGTTCTTTGAGTGTTTGTGTAGGTGGGCAGGGTTGAATTATAAACACCCCCGACCTTTACCGGGTTGCCGCTATCCGTGGCGGCCGAAGCAACATTGCCGCCAACAATCAATGGCGTTGCACTGGCGATACCCTGAACGGTGATTACATCGGTCGAAGCTGAGCCTGCCGTGCCCAATGCGGGCTGTTTTGCCGCTGTTGCCGCGCCGGTCGGGAGTGAAACGGTGCCCGTGATATTGGTGATATTCCATGCGCCGGACTGAGAGGCTGGGAACGCCGTATCTGTATTGGGCACGACGGATAACGAGTTGGCCCCAGTTTGAGCCCCAAGTGAAGTCGGAAATTGCCCAATGAGTGAGGTAAGCCGTTGTGCAATGCGCTGAAGGCGGCCATTCAAACCTGAAGACGCCGTATCGCTGGCTGGTGCAGTTTCGGTGAGAGCGCCAGTTTGCAAAACGACCGTGTCGTCACTTGCAATTGTGACTGGAAGCGATGCCGATTTTGTCGTTTGCCCAGGCGCAAGATCAGTAGCCACGCCGTCAACGCCGACACCGATCTTGACCCGTTGGTAAAGAATGCCGCCGACATCGTCAGCTGCGATCGTTGCGCCCGTCCCAGGTGTGATTGTGGTATTGTCGGCCATATCAGCTTGCCTTCGTTAGAAGGAGAAGAAGCCCAATTGGCTGGCCAGCGGTGCTTGGCGAACCTCCGCCGCCAGAAGAATTAGCCGGCCGCGCCAGCCCAAGGTTAAGCCCAAGAGTCATCGCGGCGTCCGATCTATGGCATGTTGTGCGCGATAGAGGGCTTGCCAGCCTTCGGCGGTCTCTAGCGCGGTGTTGCAGATGGGGAGGTCGGCTGTCTCAACCATGACGGTTTCTGGAGCGGTTGCAGCAGTGCCGCTGGGGCCTCCCAAGTCGTAGGGCAGATGGGCTTGGCCGGAACCGCCATGATCGGCTCGGGCCGCGAGCCACAGCCTTGTAAGCTCGGCATTGCGAGCATGAAGAGTATCGAGATTTGCTTGCGCATCATGGGTTGCTTTCTGCTGCTGATGTTCGATCGAGCGGGCTTGCTGGAGCGCGTTGGCGGTGGCTTGAACGCCAGCAGCGCGCCATGTCGCGATGTCTTGCGCGCGAGCGGATTTCTCGGCCGCGATGTCATGCTTCAGACTGCTGATGCGGAGCGTCTGCACTCCAAGCATCAGAGCAAGGATCGCCATAGCACCGTATTTCCAGTAGCGGAGAGCGAGTGCCCAGGTCATGGAGCCTCGCTCGTCGTTGCATTGGCCTTTGCAACGCCGATATCCTTCGCTGCCGTAGCCGCACCGCTCCCGGCATTGAGAAGCCCCCAGCCGGTGCCAAATTCGATGATGTTGAAGGCGTGATCGCGAAACAGGTGAACCCCGGCAAAAACGATGCCAGCCATGGCTCCGGCGAACCATGCCAGCCGCGCAACTTCGAGATGATGATTGCCGACACCTCGGAGGAAATTGAAGGTCATGGCGCCTCACCCTCCATGATCAGCCACGCGCCGACGTTGAAGCTCGGGCACGCCTTCGCCACGCCGGGCCAGTCATGGTGACCAAGGATCTTGATGCCTGGATAGCGGACCTTGTACGTGCGGATCAGCGTCAGCAGCGTCTTCTTCTGTGCATCCGTTCGCGTGTCTTTCGGATGCTCATTGTGGGCATCCATGCCGCCGATATAGCAAATCCCAATATTGCCTGTGTTGTGGCCGCCAACATGCGCGCCGAGCTGATCGTCTCGCAGCGTGCGGACATCCGTGCCATCAAGTTCAACGACGTGATGGTATGAGGTCTGCCCGAACTTAGCCTGATCCCATTGGGAAATGGTCGCGGCCTTCACGTCGCGGCCTTCCGGCGTGGCTGCGCAGTGTATGGTGAGGAATTTGACGGGGCCGAGCGGTTTCATCCGTGTCCTCCAAGAGCCGTCCTGACCAAGGCAAAGATCGCGCCGGCAACACTCATCCCCGTGGTGACGATGAACAGCGCACCGGCCCAGAAACCGACGCCCTTCGCCTGCTGTGTGTTCAGCTTCCCGATCATGTTCCCGAGCGCGTCGATCTTGCCGCCCACATTCGCGATATCGTGCTTGATCGTTCGCACGTCCGCCTGAAGCGAACCAATGTCGCGCGCAACGGCAAGATCGTTCTCAGTCATCGCTCGTCCAGTTCGCGAGCCAGTGCAGAACCGCCCACGCCGCCGCGCCAGAGGTGAGCGTCAGGACGACCCCGGCGATTACGCTTGCCACCCCCACAGGCCGCACTCCCAAGAACGATGATCTGGCACAGGTTGACGATGCGAAGCACCCACCAGTAGCTGAGGACATCCGCCCACAGCCCGGCAAGTCGCAGACCGTCGATCATGCAGCAGACCAAGAACCCCAGTAAGACGAGAGCCCCCGCCGTGGTGGCATGAGTGCGGCCCATTATGTGGAGCCACCCCAACAGGAGAACCGTGCAGAATATGTCGGCGATGATGTAAAAGCCGTAGACAGCGGCGTCGCCGGTCATGAGCTCATAGCCAGACACGAGGACGAAGCTGATCAGCATCGACCCCGCCGCCGCCAGCGTCCAACCATCGCACAAGGCCAAGGCTGCGGCGCAAGCGATTAATAGCGCGATCTGATCAGCGATCATCGGCTAGTCCTTGGACGGCTTTACAGGGGCCGTCGGCTTCGTCGGCTTGGGCTTTGACCGGCTGCTCGGCGGTCGTCCGGTTGATGGCATGGCAGTTCTCCCTGTTAGATTACGAAAGCTGACATCACAGCATCGCCCCCTGGCCTGGATTGATGATGACGTGCCCAGACACATTCCCTTGCGTGGTGATGGCCGATCCGCCACTTCCCCCGCTCCGGATGCGATCGGTAGTCGCGCCATCCATGATCCCAGATACGTCCAACAATAGGTTGGCGTTGCCGCTCACCAGATTGATGCCATAGGTAAATACACCGCTACCTGAGACGGTAATCGTAGGCATGATCCTGCATCGACTACTGTCTTGAATGGAAACAGCTACTGGCGCCGTAAGAGCCTGGCTTTGAATGAACTGAGGGGCAATTTCGCAACCCTGCGAATTATTGATCACGACGCCGTTGAGGCAATTGAGGAGCTTCGTGCCACGAACGACGACATTGCCCATATCCGTGAGTTGGAGACCAGCACCGCCGCTCCAATGCCCGTGCAACTGCCCTCCCAGCAGCGTCACGCCGGAGCCGCTAAAGATGCTGATCCCATAAGATGCGGAGCCGTTTGACGCTACGTAAGGGGCGATAATCTCGATGGCGGCCCCGGCGTTGATGTCGCCAACCTCGATCCCGACCGTGTCGCATTGGTCGACAATGGGGTGATCGATATGGACATCGACTGATGACGGGTAGGACAGGCCAGGAGCGCTCAGGACAATTCCCTTGCTTGTCCCCGCCACCTCGAAATCCCGGACGAAGGTGTCGACAAACGCCCCCTTCATCAAAAGCGCGATTGGAATATTGGGGTCAGACGTGCCGCCGCTTTTCCGGTTGGCGACACCAACGCAACGGTTCAGGTAAATGCTGGCGTTGCCGCCCGCATAGCCGAAGGTGCGGTTGCCATCGAGAAACCATCCCCGGCACGTATCGTAATTGCCGGCAGTCGTCGGGCTGTCTATCCGCGCCTCGACATCATCGAATTTCGTGTAGATGGTGGCACCGGCATAGACGCCGCACGCGCTGTTCTGGATTAGAAGATTACTGAATCTGCATTTCAGAACATATTGAACACGAAGGCCGCTGCCGACCGTGTCCTCGTCGTTGATCATGCCCCAAGGGGCCGGAGCGACCGTTCGCCAGATCGCAAGATCCTGTATCGTTACATTCTTGAGAAAGCCACCTTGAAGCTGGTCCTGCTCCACTGCGCCCGCAGGCTGGGTGTCGTATCCAACCTTGACGATATTGGCGGTGGCGGAAGCCATCGTGATGCGCGTTCCGGTTCCGGAGGCGCGGTTGAAGCGGCTCGATCCCTTAACTGTACGATTTTCCGTCTGGATGGCCCAAGTGGCCGAGATCGAATAATCTTTCGCACCTAGATGAATGACAGGGCAAAGCGTCTCGCATGCGTTGAGGGCGGCCAGCCAATCCCCGCTATTGTCGTAGAACCATTCCGGATAGCCGTTGATGCCATCCCACACCCGCACCCAACAACCGGACGCGGACGAAATACTATCACTCTTGACGTAAAGTCCTTGAAGAGGGTCGTTCCCGACCAACGGGGCATAATTACCGGTGTGCCAGATGAAGTATCCCTCGCGCCCAGCCTCGGTCAGATAGGCCACTTGCCCAACCCCAGCAGGAACAATGCCAGCGAGGATCGACCGATTGGCCGCGATAAAGCCGATCAGCGAACCGACGCTGAACAGCGCCACTTCGAAATGAATAGCATCAACACCCGGACGCGGCGCACTGGCCCCCGTCACCCGCCAATAGGAATCGGTCTGGAGAGACCCATCGACCACCGAAACCTGCGTTCCCACGACAACGTCGCGGCTGCCGTCGAAATCGAGCGCGCGATTCCAGTCAGAACTGGAGGCGTCATAAATGCCGTTTTCGACCGGGTCGGTTTGGTTTTTGACCAGCACCCGGTCCCCAGCGGACAGTGCAACACCATCTATCGTTTGCAGGCCAGATAATGCGATGTTGACGGTCGTCGCTACACGGCACGGTGCCTTTACGGCAACCGACGTGGCGAGTCCCGCCAGCCTATCTGTGTAGGTGGCCGGCATATTTTTGTCCCCGGAAATGAAAAAGGCGGCTCAAAGACCGCCGGTCATGCGCACTTCGGCGCAACTGTGATTACTAGCGATTTCCTAGCATGAACGTAGCGGTTGGGTCAATGTTATGGTAGGCAGCGCGACTCATGAGATACCTTGCCTTGCTCGCGCTCGTTGCCGCTCCAGCCTATGCCCAATGCAGCGATGAAATGCCTGCGCTCTTGCGGGTCGCCAAAGAGTGCATGGTGCAGGACAGCCGCAAACTCATTCGATCCGGCGAGAACGCTGAAAGCATCGCAACCGCCAGCCTGATCAACTGCGCGCCTGTCGTCAATCCGGTGAAAGCGGGATATGATCGATGCTACACCCCTGAGGCAGCCCAAGCCCTCAAACCCGCAATGGAGAAGGCCCTGCGTCAAATCGCTGTTGCGGAAGTCGTCAACGCAAGGGCCGGGCGCTAATCCTTGATCCGTCCCGTCGTAAGCCCCTCGTACCAGTCGTGCAGCGTTTCCGGGTCCTGCTTGCCGTTCGCCCAGTCCATGACGAACTGAGCTGCTGGGGCGGGCTGCCCGAGCGGTAATGACGTGATGTAGCCCACGCTTTCCACAGCATTGCGCACCGCCCGCTTGGACGCATGGGTTTCGTCATAGGGATCGGCACCCGGTAAGCCTTCCGGGATATAATCATCGAGCGAATGCCAGATATCCTTCCCGGCGTTCCATATCGTTGTTCCCGCGCGGTCGAGCGGGGACGCGGAGAAATCGAATCCGGTCAAGCCGGACTGCACCCATGAGCCAACAACCGGAATACCGGTAAACATACCAGCCACCGATCCAATGGCGAGATATTTGGCCCATGATTCGTCATCATCCGGTCCGCCTCCAACCAGCGCTCCAAGAGCCGTAGACAGCAGGTTCGGGGCCAGCATCAGCCACCACGCCCGCGCCATCAACCGGGGGATATCAGATGTCTTGCGTTCACGGATAGCCGTGCCCGTATCGCGCAAAAGCTGCGACTGCGCATTGTAATAAGCGGAGCCATAGGAATAGAACATCACGAGCAAGCTGGGCATGCCCTTGACGCGCTGAAGCGCGGACGTGTTCATGATGCCCGCGCCGCCTTGGGAAGCGTTGACGACATAATCACCCAGCGCCACCGCATCCTCTTCCGACATGCCTTCAGCAAGGCCCTTGTTATAGCCCGCAAACCATGTCGGAATGACGACCACGCGGTCCATGATGCCAATGCCATAGAAGGCAAAGCGCCGTGTATCCGCGGCAACACCATGCTTGCCTTCCAGCTTGGCGAGTTCCTGCGCTTGTGTCAGGTCCACGTTCATCATGCGGTGCCGGATGACGCCCGATTTCTCCATCGCAAAGTTGGTTGCCTCGCGCGACCCCATCCCGGCCACCGACTTCATGCCAGACGCGAACCATCTTTCGCCATTGCTACCGAGTTCTGCAATCGAGTTGCCATAACCGGCTAGCTGCTTGATCATCGTGCCAAGACGGTAGCCCATCCCCATCATCGACATGCTGGACCGCATCTTGTTAGCGATCAGGTCCATGCCTTCAGCGCCGGTTTTCTCCGTGGCGAACTCATTGGCGATTGCCTTGAGCCAAGGACGGAACTGCTTCTGCATCTCGATGCCGAGCCGGTCGCGGATCGCCTCGACGATCCTTGGATCCGACAGGATCTTATCCGCCTGCATGACGGCCTCGCGGTGCGTGAAATCATGCACCACTTCCATCATATGCCGCTGGCTGATCCCCGGCGCGAGCGAGACATAATAGGTTGCGCCGGTTCGTTCCTTGGTGAACCCGTTGCGTGTGATCGCGCGCGTGAACAGGACATTGAACAGATCGTCCGACTGCATCGCACGGTCGAGCTTAGGATTTTTGGTGCTGTCGGGGACGAGCGGGTAATATCCCCCCGGGAACACGCCGTGCCGCGTGACGATTTGCTGAGGCTCGACCTTCGGCGGCGCAATCCCGTTGATGCGCTTGTACATCGCCTCGATTTCAGGCCAGAACGAGCCGACCAGATCAAGGTCACGCTGCACATATTCCCATTCGGCCTGCGTCATCTCGCGGTCTAGCGCGGCAAAGGCGGCTTGCTGGTCCCATCCAAACCCTTCGGACAGCACGCGCCAGTTCTCCGCAGTCCCGGCGTTGCGCGCCATCTGATGAAGCTGGGTACGCGACCACACCGTCGAACCGTCATAGCCCGGCATTTCGGGGATGGTGACATGCTCCACGAACCTGCGCTTGATGCCATCCGGCACGGCAGCGAGGCTGGCGATCGTGGAAGCTTGTATCTCATTATGCAGATCATTCTGCCGCTCTAGCGCGTGCGCGAGCGGACGCCCTATCAGGCGATTGAACGGTCCGTTCGTGCTGTTGCCATCCAGCACATAAAGCATCCGGGTCATCTTCGTCATCGAAGCGTGGGCGGCCAAGGCCACCATCTTGAGCTTGCCCCATCGCCCGGGCTCCAAATTTCCGACTGGTGGAGATGGCGGGAGCTTGTCGATAGAGCCCAGTATTTCCGCGCGTGCGGCTTCGTAATCCCGCTGCTCCTTGCCATCGAGCAGCTTTTGCTTGAGCCGGCCAAGGTGCATGATTTGCTGAACGGCATCATCGAGCCCGAACAGGTTTTCGATGGAAAGCCGCGACCAGTGCGTTTGCCCGAGAATATTGGCGAAAGTGTCGGGGACGGCGATGTCGTAACCCTCAGCCTGTCGCGCCTGCGCCCATTGCTCGAAGGACTCGGCGCGATCCAACTGGCGCTGAGAGACAGTGCGGAAATTGACCTGTTCGAGTAGGCCATGCGCCTGATCGAGATAGGCTTGGTCGACGGACTTCATCGTCGCGCGCTTGGCGATCCGCCCCATCCGCGCAACCGCGATATCGATCCGATCCTTGGCGTTCTTGGCTTCAGCGATCAGCGCATTGTTGAGCATCTGGGCCTGCTTCTGGCGGAATGTCTCGTCGGCATCGCCCTTCAGCATCGCTTCTTCGGCGGCCTTGGCGGCTTTGGCCGCAGCGCGCGCATAGCGTTGAATGGCGGTCCCGGAGGTTGCCTCGACGACCTTGCTCTCGGATATCTTGCGCTGCGCCCATTCACGCGCCAGCCGGTAAGGCGTGGGCCTGTCGCCAGTCCTTTTGCCGAGTTGGCGCAGTTCGGACGCGATGACCTCGCCCTGCTTTCCGTTGTGGATGGCAGCAAGCGCCTCTTCCTCGATCGACCCATCATTGAGCGGATCGCCGTGCCGCTCGCGCATGACCGCCTGCGTCTCTTCGTCAATCATCACTTGCTTGGCGGAACGCTTGTCGCCGGCCTCACGCAATTGGCGGGTCCGCTCGCCAATTCCCATCAGCGCGCGAACCATTTCATCGCCGGTTCTAAAACCCGACAGTTCGGCCAGCTCGTCGGCATTGACGCCCTTCTCGGCATAGACCGGAGGCACGCGGTTCGGCAGCAGCCGCAGCGCATCCTCTCCGTACTTGTCAACCAAGGCTTGGCGGTCGAGCCGCTGCCCGCCCTTGATGGCCTCCATTGCGCGCCACTCCGGACGGGCATTGACGCGATCGGTCACTTCGCCCCGGACGTTGGCTTCTTCGTCCTTATAGGCTTTGGTGCGAGACTGGCGGATGGCCTGCATCGTCTTGTAGAGAAGCTGGTCGAACGCTTCGTCGCGGGCTTCCGTGGTGGATTTCTGATAAGCGGCGAACTCAGCTTCGGTCATGCCAGCCTGTGCGGCATCGGTAAACAGCGCCTTGATGTTCTGCTGCTCACGCGCTTGCGAGATTTCTTCGTCGGTCGCAACCAGCCGGTCCATCACTTCCCGGATTTCAGGAGTGATCGGGGACCGTAGATTGTCCACGACCTGGTATATGTTCAGCAGCCACGAACGGAACATGTCGAAGATCTTGCGCAATCCGGCGTTCGGAGACTTGCCCTCCATCAGATAGCGTTCGAACCCGCGCGCCCACAGTTCGTGAGCATCGACCGGGATTTGGCCGTCTTCCAGCTTATGCCCATTGGCTGCGAACCAGTCGGTGACAGCCTTCCAATCGGCTTTCAGTTGGTCGGGTGCGTTCAGTGAAAGCGCATCGGCCTTCAGTTCCTCAAGGAATAAATGGCCGCCCTCATGCAAAAAGGTGCTTTGATCCCGCGCCTGAAACAGATCGATGATGGCGCGGCCTTGGTCGAAGCTGATCTTGCCACGGGGGCCGTCGTGGAAGGATTGCTCGTAGGACTTGATCGAGACGCGGCTGTCATCGAACACGACGTAATTATAGGTGCCATCGCCGTCTGCGCGTGAGCCGCCATCGAGATATTTGATGCCGGCGATGCCCGCCTTGTGGAGCGTCATGGATGCCCGGACATCCGCTCTCTTGCCGTAGGTGCTGGGGTCGGAGTGATTTAGCCCGACCGTGTGATAGATGTCGCGGCCGACGGAGGCGGCGAACGAAATGGGCAGGCCCTCAAACTCGCCGCCGTCGGTCGAATCCTTATAGCCAATCTTTGCCAGCGCCTCCTTCACCTTTGGCGGCTGCTCACTCAGCGGCTTATCCCACAGCAGATATTCATCATCCTCGGGGATATCGACTTCGTAGAGGCGGCCTTTATCCCGAAACGAAACAGCCTTGCGGTGGGCACGCAACCAGTCCGCCGCGGTCTTGACGCTGGCTAGGTCGGACGCCGCCATCATTGCTAATGCCTCGTCGACACCTCCCGCCGTCTCCACCATTTGCAAGGCCAGCATCGCGTCGAAGCGGGGGTCATCGCCATTGGCCGTTTCGTCGGAGTTAAGCTCGTCCTGCAACTCCTTGAACGTCTTGCCGTCAAACTGCGCTGTATCTCGAAAGTCGTTGCTGAGTGTGCGGCGATAATACTCCGCCACGCCCTTCTTGCCCGCGAAATACAGCCCATAGCCATAAACTTGCGCGCCTTCGCCAGTGCCGATCTTATCGGTTGAGAACTTGTCGAAGATATGCGGCGAGCCGTGGAAGGCGGACTGATTTAATCCCCCCTCACGCGCAGCCTGATAGCGCGCGACCGCATCCCTGATTTCCTTCGGCGATGCCTTGTTATGGTTGACGCCTTCCTGCGCGAGAATGTCGGCAAGCTCCTGCGCGGCCTGTCGCATCTCGGCGGTCTGGTTTGCCCCTTGTGGAAGATGGCGAGGCTTGCCGCGAAGCTCTTGACCTATAACATCAAGAAACTGTGCCGTTGTGGGACGCTCGGTAAACTCGGGCAGATACCCGGCTTCCCATGCCCGTTGCGCCATGTCGTCGAGCGAATTGGCGTGCTTCTGGCCGGGGATGAATGTCGTCTGCGCTTCATCATGCGGCTTGATAAGTTTCTTTCGGAAACTCTTTTCGCGATGCCACTTGTCGCCGCCCATCGACGCGATGTCGCCGCCACGATCTTCTACGCCGCCATTCTTGGCGATGAAGTCGAGGAGAGACGGTCCTGAATTTTCCTTCCCGCTGCCCTTCAGAGCCGCGATGACCATGTCCAGTCCGTCGGCCGCCTGAACCTTGCCTAGCGTCTCAGGAAGCGCCTGATTAACATCGAGATGGTCATATTCGTTGCCGGTGAGCGGTTGGCCCATGCGAGCCGCACGAGTCACTGCACGAGCGGTCAGAAGCTGAGCCTGCGCGTCCGCTGCGTTTTGAGTAAAGCCGGCATTGGTCAGCTTGTCGCGCACCGACTGGTAGAGCATCATGCGCGGTTGGTTCTCAAACTCCTGCTTTTGCAACTCGCCTTCGAAATTGTCGCCTATGGACGACAGTTGATCCTTTAGAGCGCGGGCTTCATTCAGAGACAGTCCGCCGGGCGAAAGCCGGGCATCATCCTTGAGCGCTTCCCATATCGGCGTCCCGGCAAGGTGCGCGGCGAAGTCCGATGTCTTCATGACGACATCACCGCCGGTTGCAAGCGCTTCGTCTATCTGACCGGGAATCGAGTGGTCGAAATCCCAATGGCTGGTATCGTGCCAATCCATGCCCTGCGATTGGAAATATTCAGCCACCTTTTCGCCGGGCCAATACACATGCTCTGCCGGCGTGCCATCGGATTGCATCGCCATGAACTTGGCGAATGCGGAAGGGTCACGCGCACGGACCTTGCTTTCGGTTGAGCCGGCAGCAATGTCTTGAAGAAGCGATGCGTCGGCTTGAGCCTGTGCCTTGCGGTCATGATTGACGATGGTGTTGACAATCGCCTGTGAGCCGTGCGCGACGCCAGCGGAAACCGTGCCGCCGACCGCAACCTGTATGGCGGTTGCGAGCATGGACTTCGGCTGCTCGGCAAGGAAATCCTTGATCGGCTTATCTGGATTGAGCGTGATCCACTCGTTGAGGTTCTGATATTCCTGCGTCGCAATTTCGTTGGGCAATTCGGACTTCAGGAAGTCGATCACCTTGCGCCCAAAGGTTGCCCCAACCTGTGTATCGTGCGCAAAAACCTTGGCTGGGGCCAGTTCAAACACAGCCTCTGAAGCTGCCTGCGTCGTGGCAAACAAGGCAGACTGCCCCACGCTCTTTCCCGCGTCCCGAGCTTGCTTATAGGATTGGCCGCCCTGTTGGCCGCCAGCCAATGCGGCGCCGGCCTCGGGCGCACCCATTGCCGACAGGACCAATGTCGCAGCCTGCGTCGGGACGTTCGAAAGACCCTGTTTCAGATTGCTGCCAATGAAGGTGCCGGGATCCTTGCCGTACCACCGCGCCTGCATCGCAGCACCGGCGTCCTGCTGGCGCTTCATCCAGTTCGCAGCGGTGTCGAGAACAGTTGCGCCCTGTTCGCCACTCGCCCAGCGATCCGCCGCAGCCAACCCCTCAAACGCCATGCGGCCAACGCCATAGAGCCCCGATGTCAATGCGGGAACGCCGGCAGCGACACCACGAGCGGCGTGCTCTCCAACGCCAGCAACGCCGCTCATCAGCTTGGCGATCGATGAAAGATTGTCCGTATCATCCTTCGCAAGCATCGCATTGCGCGGGTCCGCCGCCCATTGCCCAATGACGGGGCTGTTTCGGATCGCCTCGCGCGCCTTTATCTGCTGAGCCGTTTGCTCGACCGCCGAGAGATTGCGGTCGACCAAGTCAGGAGGAAGGCTCAGATCGCGGGAAAGCGCATTGGCGCGGCCTACCTGATCAGGATTAGCAGGCGAGGAGAAGCCATTTGCCGCCGCCTCATCCCGCGCCCTGATGCGCTGGGCCAGATCGATAACCGCATCGCTCATTGGCGGGCCTCCGCGAGGTAAGCCGCATAAACCTCGGTCCCGCTGGGCTGGCGTCCGAGAATGGGGGCCATCAGTTTGGAGATCCGGTCGAAGTCGGGCTGCGGGATATGGACCTGCCCCTCGCCCTTCGCCTCAAACCCGAACATCTCATTGTCGCCTTGGGTAAAGGCGATCATGCGGCGATCGGCCATCTTCTGAATGTCCTCGGCGCCGGGCTTTTTCCCAGGATTGTTCTGCTGCCAGATCTGAATGTCGTGCAGCAGCGTCTTCTCCAGATTGTAGACGCGGCCATTGATGGCCTCGATCTTGGGAACATCCTCCGACCTGTTCGGGTTGAGCCCGATCGTTGTCAGCCCCTTGGCCTTGCGCAAGGGATCGATCACCGACCGCACGGTTGCGATCGACGCCGCGTCGGTCTGGCTATCGGTCTTGCCCAGGATTCGGTTGCGTTCTGCAACCATCTTTTCCCAATCGCCGTCATCGAGCGAATTGCGATATTGGATCGGGTTGAGTGCGGCGAACTGCGCTGGATGGGTCGCTGCCATCTCGCTCAATTTCACATAGGTGTTCGGATCGGTCGCAGGCTTCTGCCCAGACCTGAGCGAGTTGCCGAAGCTGATCATGTCGTCATGATATTTGGCCGGCACCATCGCGCGCACCGACGGGGGGAGCGAGAACCAGTTGCCGCCATTATTGACCAGCAATTGCTGCGCCGTCTCGACCGCTGTCTCCTCGCGTTGATCCTTGGCCTGCTTCGCAACCTCAAAGCGGGTTGCAAACTCCGAGCGCGCCTTGCTGATGTCTTCCGCTGTGGCATCGGGATGGATCTTGCGGTACATGGATACCGCTTCGTCCGTATTCTGGGGAGGCGTGCCGCTTGACCCCGGATACCATGCGACGTGCCAGTGCGGGGCGGTTCCTTGGTTCGGGCCTCGACCAGTTTCCGCGATGGCCTGTTTAATGTGCAGCCCATGCGCTCCGAGTGTCGCCGTGAATTGTTCGAGCGTAACTCCATGAATAGGCCTTACATCGATTGCATGTGGCTCACCGCTCGCATCAGGAATGTGATCGCTATTATATGCCCTCGTAACCCCGCGCGCGATCAGCGCGTCCTGTTCTGCCCGTGTGCTGCCAAATCTGCCAATATGCGCCCCAGGGAACAGCGAGGTAATGAGGCTCGGAACACTTGCCGGCGGTGCCGTGGAATGGCCACCAGCCATCACCGCATCGATATCGCCAAGCCGCTTCTGATCGTTCTCGGCGCCGTCGAGCTGATGGTTGAGACTGATGAACGCCTCGTCGCTCAAAAACCCCTGGAGCGATTTCATCGTCGTCCTGGCGCCCGCATAATCGCCTTGGTCGATCTTGGAGCTTACCTGTCCCGCAGCGTAGCCAGAACCCCATTCATCTTTCAGTTGAGCAGCCTTGATCGGGTCCATGCCCTTGGCGATCATGCCTTGGATGATTTGGCCGGCCGTCTTGACCGATTGCACGCGAGTTTCATCGTCAGGCGCATTGCGCGCCGCAGCCCTCAGTTCATCGAGCGAGCTAAGGCCATTCCCAATCTCGGTCGCCGTCTGCTTTTTCTGCGCAAGGTCGCGGACCTCGCTCAGCCCTCGCGCGGTATCGAGTTGCGTATCGATTTCGAACGCGCGCCGATCGCTGCTATTCTTGATTTGCGAAAGCGCGGCCTGCCGGGCCTTACCCATCGCCTCGTTATAGCGCTGCTCATAGGTCGCATAATCCGGGTCGTTCTGAAGCTGCTGCCGCATGTTGATGTCAGCGGACAGCAACGAGGTTTTTGCCGTCGCGTAATCGAGCTTGTCCTGCTTTTCGAGTTGCTGGTTGCCATATGTTTGAAGCTGATCACCAACCTGCGAAACCGCCTCGCCCACGGCATCGGCATTGCGAACGGACGCGACTTGCCGATTGGAAACGGGAACCGGGCGATTGCCGAGATCCGCAACGCTAGGAAGGCGCGCCATCAGCCGTACCTTCCTGCAAGGCTGGAGCCAGTCGAAAGGATGGAGCTAACCCCCTTGATGATGCCAGCCGTCTTGACGTTCTTCGCTTCAGTCCTGCGTGCAGCCGCCTGCGCTTCATCGGAACGCGCCTGCTCCTCGCCATTGTACAACGCGGTCAATGCCCGATATTCCCCCTCACCCGAGATGTTCGCCAGCAGGTTGACGACCGTAGGATCATCCGCCCCGGCGCCCGAGGCGGCGGCCCTTGCAACGCCCGTCGACACCAGCAACCCCGCCTGCCGGCGCTCTTCCATCGCCTGTCGCTGGGACGTCGCACGCTCATTCCCGGCCATCATGTCGAGTTGATCAGCTTGAGAACGCAGATCCTTTGCCTGCGCATTGGCCCCCAGGATAGAGCCACCAGCAGATAAACCAGCCCCCGCAAGCATAATGAAAGGCGCGGCTTGTGCCATTAGTCATGCCCCCAGATGTAAACTGCTTCGCCATCGATCCGGTCCCAGAACCGGAACCCGAGCCGTTTCAGGATATGCGGCGCCCGCCTTTCCCCGCGCTCGCGGATCGCGAACACAGGCAAGGGCGACGCCTTGATTTCCCCCTCAAGCCATTTGAGCAACCGCAGGATCGTCATGCATTTGAGATGCGGCCTCAGTTCCTCGGAGAACCAGCAGAAGATCCCCCGCGCTGGACGGGTCAACGTCATGCCGATCACGCCCGCCAATTGTCCGTCAAGATCCACGGCACGCGCCTTGAAGCTGCATGTCTCGCTATAGACCTTGCGCACGTCCTCCGCCGTGGCAGGCCTAGCCACGAGCATTGGTTTCCAGCCCGATCAGACAAGCCAGCAACGTCACCGGCTTCATTGGGCCGGCTTCAAGACATAGCCGGCTGTCAGTCGACCAATCGCCGGGAAAGGTGAACTCTTCCGCGTCGTACACGTCCCTGACCGCTTCAGGATCAACATCATCCGCCAGTTCAACCAGCGGCAGGTCGTCCATGAAATCGAACGAAGGCCCGTAGCGAAGCCCAGTCGGGTGGATGCTCTTCGCAATGATCCCGAGTGAGTGGACCCGCTTCTTTTGCAACAGCGCGGTCATGCCATCGGTGACGCCATAGGCAAGCTTGGTCGACTTATATTGGGCCGTGTAGGGAAGGCCCACGCAATAGCCTTGGCTATAGGGAACGGAGATGGCCCCGCTGGCCACCGTGAAAGCACCCTTATATTGCCCATCGGCCCAGCACGCGACGCTGCAGCCTTCGAGATGATCGAGACCACTGATTGAGGAACCAGAACCAGTCCCCGCCAAAAACGCATCGGCCTGCTTGTTGATGGTGCCGCCGACGCATTCCGACTCCATCGCCCAGCGCTCATGATAGCGGACAGTGGCCCCGTTCACCGTTCGCTTGATCGTATAGACGACCTTATCCTCGACCGCCCCAGGCTGGACATAGACATCCTCGACCGTTCCATCGGTTTCGAAATCGACCCAGCACTGAATTTCCTCATTGGGGTCGAAGATGAGAATTGCCACAGTCCCGTCCGAGCGAATGCAATGCAGCCGCGTCTCGGGCTGCCTCTGAACGGCTACGCGAACGATGGAGGGAATCCCCACCTCCGGGACATGAGCCGCAAGGTCGGTCGCTTCATAATCATAGACATCGGAATTATAGGCGGTCTGGAACAGCTTGGCGCCCGAACGCTGCACGAACGAGCCATTGGTATCGATCTTGACTGCCCCGACCGCAGCCGCGCCCTGCCCCGAAATCGCCTTGAGGTTGAAGTTCGTCGGCGTAAGCGGCTCATCCAGTGACGATGAACGAGCCGCCCACACGCTGCCCCCGGCTCCGATCATGAGCCTTTGCAACGGAAGAAGCCAGTGGATCTTGTCAACAGGCCCGGAACCGATCGAGCGGTTGATCGGCCCTGAATCGCCCTCCGTGGCATCGCTGAAGCTGTAGAAATTATCCGACACAGATCCCTGAACACGATCCTTGCCAGCCCACCACAGACGCCCCTCGTAAAATGCAACCGCAGAGGGATAGCCACGATAATCCGACCAATAGCTTTCCGACCAATCGGAACTGGCTGTAGGCTTCGCGAAATCCTGCAATACCTGCGCCGAGACATGCGTGGTATCGGTGAACGCCGTTATCCGCGCGATACCCGTCTGTGAGCCCGAGGAGATGGAAATCGATGCCGTCGCAGTTCCGGAGGTGTAATTGCCCGCCTTGCAGCCGATGCGATAATAGAGAACCTGATTGTCGAGCTTGTCATTATAGCTTTCGGAGACGTTGGTCGTGAAGCTGCCGGCGGTAGCGTCGATCCAGTCCCCAGGCGCGCTGATCGAATATTGCAAGGTAAGAGTGGCGGTCCACGTCCCCGTAACAATGATCCCGAACGCGCGCGAATTGCCGACACCCACAACCTTGATCGGATCGGAGAACTGATCTTCCCCGGTAATCTCGACCGAAGCCGCCTGTCCGGTCTGGACCAGTTTGAACAAGGCCCCGACATGGGTTGAACGGAACAAGGCCGCCGATGAGGTCAGCGTCACATCGCCCTTCACAGCCGATGGCGTGATCGTGATCGGCCCCGTGTTCTGCACCTTGAACGGACCATCATCGGACTGGTAGACCACGATCGACCAGCTATCCGTAGCACGGCGCTCGATCTTGCGCTGCCTGTAGCCCGAGCAGGCAATGAATATGATATCCCCCGACTGATCCCAGCGCAGGCTCGTCAGGTCAGCTTCCGCCCAAGGCGCGGTGATTTCCATCGTGCCCGCAGGGGCAATGGCGATGGAATCGAGCAGCGAGACATATTCCTTGTAACTGAACAGGTCGATGTAGAAGTCGCCGCTGGGTGTGAGTGCAAGCGAGTGGAAACCCGTCCCTAGTTCGGTTTCAGCGATGTAATTGTCTCCGCCCGCCGTGGAGCCTACCGCGATTTTGACCGGGCCGCGTGCCACGACGATGTTGAGCGCATGCCGGACGCCGACATTGGAGACGGCGACTTGTTGCCGTCGCCGCGCAGCGCCCGTTCCCGTCCCCTTGAGCGACAAATAGCCGCCCGTCGCCCATTGCGAGACAGCGGAACCCGTATCCTGATCGGACCAGCCTGAAACATCGCTGTTGAAGGTGCCGTTGGCGATGGCGGTCGTGACGGAGGACCGCGTGATCAGCGAGTCATTGACGCGCACCCGCATCACCCCATCAGTGATTTCCAGATCCGCCGTATCGTCGATTGCAAACTCGAACGGGATGGTGATTGCCTTCGAACTGTTGCGCGTGGTGCCGAGATATCCGGTCCCCGGCCGCAGCATCATCGACCCGAGCGCGCGCGGCATCCAGTTGGTCTGAATTTCAGCCGAGAGCGCCGTCCGCTTGAAGTCGACGCGCGCTAGGGCGAGCGGAGAAATCAGCCCGCGATTGAAGGCAGTGAGAAGCGCCTGCGCCACCTAGAAGTCTTCCAGGACAGCCGCGTAATAAGGCCAGGCCGTCGGAGTAGGAGTCGGAGTGGGCGTAGGCGTCGGGGTGGGTGTTGGAGTTGGGGTTGGGGTAGGTGTCGGCGTAGGTGTCGGCGTAGGTGTTGGGGTCGGAGTAGGCACCGTGCCAGGAGGAAGCGAGGACACCACAATGGCATCCCGCGAGAACGTCCCGCGCATGCGTGCGCTGATCCAGCCCCCACGCGGCATAAAGCGCGTCGGCTGGTTCATCATGTCGTTGCCGCGAGCCAGCGTCAGCGCCGCCTTGAATGTCTTCTCGACCCGGTCGATCAGGCCGGAACTGGACTGCGTGAGGTTGCCGACGATCTCATTGGCCAGGTATGCCTCTACCAGCTTGGCGAAGCTTTCCGGCCACAGGCTCAGGTCAGCTCCATAATCCAGATCATTGGACACCCAGCGCACGAAAATGGTGGGGATCGGCGCGTACCAATAACCGCGCTCCGACGAGTAATCGAGCAGCGGTTCCTTGAAATACTGGTCGCGACAGACAGCCGACACCCGCACCAGATCTTCCGGCTGATCGAACGCATAGGTGTAGCCGAATGCCGGCTCGACCGATGGCGAATAGTCGACCTGTGCCGAGCGCATCGCAAAGGTCCATTGGCCCAGTTCGAGGCAGGCCTTGACCGCTCCATCGGTATTGCCATCACCCCATGCCGCATCCAGCAGGCGACGAGGCTCCCGATTCTCCGACAGGGTCGCAAGGCGTCTTTCTTGGCAGAGTCTCAAAGCGCCGTTATAAATCGAGAGCTTGTCGGCCATTTACGCCGCCATCAACTCTTTAACGCGGGCCTCGGCGCGTTCCTTGGTCGGGATGTCGCGCTCGATCATTGCCTTGTCGCTGTCGCGGATGATGACGAACTTCGCCGCGCCCTTGAACTCAGCATGATAGGTCTCGGTCGCCTGCGACTTGTCGGCATCGTTCAAGTCGACGTGGAACAGTAGGGCCATGGTGGGGATTGCCACCCCAATCGCGGTCTGGATCACGTCGAGGACGAGAATCTCGGCATACCACGCATTGTCTTCGGCGCGGGCCTCGATGACGTCTCCAGTGCGCAATTGGCGCGAGACGTGCACCCAATAGGCGCGGTCGAGCACGTCCTCGATCTTGCCGCCAAGCTCCACCGTGATGCGGTAACGTTGCCGTACCTCTTCGCCGCGAAACAGGCGGCCGAACATCGGTCGTATCGTCAAGTGGTTTCTCCTTCTTGCAAAAAAGAAGGGCCGCCGGATGAGGGCGACCCTTGAGTTGGACGACTGGGAGAGGAACGTTTCAGTCGCTATTGGTCTGCGCAATGGCCGTGCCGTCGCTGACATCGGCGATGCCGGTCGACGAGCTAGCGGTAATCACCGTGCAAAGGCTGGTCGTGGGCGTTGCGGTGTCGCGGACGATCACCGTGTCACCAACGCGCATGCCGAGAGCATAACCGTTGGTGAAATAGCCCGAGGTGTTCACGGTCGCGATGGCGTCCGCGCTCTCATAATACCAGAGCCGGCCACCAACAATTGCCTGGCTTTGCAGACGCGGCGGAGTGGAAGTCGAATAAGTCATGTCAAATCCTCCTTATTCCGCAGCCCAGGCCGAGCTGTCATGATTCATGACAACCACGCCCGTGTTCTGAAGCAGCGTCGAGCCCATGTAGATCGAGGTGCGGGCAAACGAATAATCGTCTTCCTCATTGTACCCGACCGCCGACATGATGCCGCCCGAGTTGACCGCATGGCCCACAGCGGATTTGTGGTACATGAAGCACTTCTCGGAAGCGCCGCCGGCGCCCGGTAAGCCGATGTGCGACACGAAGTTGATGCCCATCCACTTGTAGTAGCCGGACTTGTCGGTCCACGAAGCGTCGCCGCTGTCGATCGGCTTGCGGGTCACATAGTCCGAATTCGAGAACTCGGACGCCTGCATCAGGTAGCCAATGAAGCCGGGCGAAACGGCGGCCCAGATGTTGCCGTCGTCTGGAACGCCGCCCTGCTGAAGAATGACCTTCGAACGGATCACCATCTGCAAGGAAGCCTGCGCCGTGGCGCCGGTGTCCTGCGTGCCGGTGTTGAGGATCGTGATGATGTCATCGTCGATCTTGCGATTGATGACGGCGGCCGAGGTCATCTGCATGATCGCGCGCTGGTTGCCCTGCGACGCGAAGATGTTGAAGCCCGACTTGTTCACCTTGTCGTGCCATTCGACCAACGTCGCCGAGGTCTGGGTCAAGCTATCGGAACGCGACGGGATGAGACCATTGACGCCACGGGTAACGGCGGTCGCGCCACCAGTGCCGGCGACGAGGAATGTCGCGGTGTTGCCCTTGATCTCGACTTCGGTCGTGACGGATTCGCGCAGCAGGCTCTCATGCGCCTCGAAGGTGGCGATGAACTCCTGCCGATATTGGGTCTGAAATGCAGTATCAGCCATAGCTGGCCTCCAATGAAAAATCGTTGTCAGGATTTCTCAGAGGTGGCCGTTGTCTGGGGCCGGATCGGGAGCCTTGCGGGGCGATCCAGATACCCTAACGGGGTCTGATATGGTGCCAGGGCGGCCGAACCGGGAACTGGCGATGTTCAGTCTTTAATTGAAACCTAGAGGTATGTCAATACCACTCAATCATTATCCGCAGCGCGCCAGTGCACGCCGAACACGCGCAGCAGAATCATCGTCGACCACATGAAGCCGGGGCGAAAATCCATCAGGATCACGCCGTCGTTCACTTCAGCCGCTCCCGCGCGGTCAGCAGCTCGCGATAACGGGACTGCATGCGCTCATCCTTATTGTAAACGGACCGGTTCTCGCGCATCGTCTTCTCGATCTTGGCGATCTCGTCGGCAATGGCGTCCGCCTGATTGGCCCCGGCACCAGGCACAACCGTCGCGATCGGGTTGTCTTCGAGCGCACGCGCGACCAGCCATTGACGAATGGCAGGATTGTAGCCGAGCGGCACGCCATTGGCATCGAGCCCCTTGTCGAAGGCATCGCGGACAGGCTCGGGCAGCGCCGACACATAGTTGACGAGGATGTTCTCGTTGCGGCGATATTCGCCCGGCTGCGCCCATTCCTCGCGCAAGGCGTCCTCGCACGTCTTCTTGGCGACCGAGACTTGGTTCAACTGCTCGGCTGCCTGCTGATCGACGATGTCATAATATGCCTTCAGCGCGGCATTGGTGACGGCGCGCGGGGCGTTGGCTTCATGCATCGCGGCAACGAACGTATCAACCGCGGGCTTGTCGTCATCGCCGATAACGAGCCCGTCCGGAAGCTTTTCAAGATAGGCGTCAGCGCTATCCGGAATATCCAGCGCCTTGCGAAAAGCCGCCTTCTCTTCGTCGGTCGAATCCTCGCCCAGCGGCTCGATGACAGCACCGGACGAAAGTTTATTGCGGAACTTTCCCAGCGCCTCGACCATTGCCTTGGGCGATTGATAGCGGCCGGCGATCTTCAGAAGCTTGTCATCGCCGCCAGTAAAGTGCGTGCGCCAGTCGAAATCATCGGGGAGGACAAACGGCTTGTCTTCGGTCGCGGCCTCTGGGGTTGCAGTGTCGCCGCCATTCTCGACAACCTGCGTGCCACCATCACCTTCCTGCGTGACTACCGTCGTATCGGTAGTAGCAGCTTCCTCCGTCGTCGCTGTATCAGTCGTCATGTTTTACCTCTGTTGTCGCCAGGTGGATTATCTGGAGCCCCACGAACCGCCGCCCTTCGGCGAATGCGGTCTCGCAAGGATCGGTTCGGAATGATTTGGTGCCGACGCCAGCCGCTTCCCTGACCAGCCATTCGAACACGGCACGCTGCTGCGTCTCGGAGGCATTGCCGTGAGACAATGCTTTCATGCCTGCGTGGATGACCGGAGTGTAAGGCGCGGCCTGATCGACCGGCTCTTTCTTCGGGATCGGGATGCGCTTCACAACTTCCCCGCCTCGATGACCTCAATACCGGGGAACATCTTTCGCCACTTGGCTGCTACGAAGGGGCCAGGAGCGTACAGCCGCAATGGCTCAACTGGCTTGGATTCATTCTGTAACAAGATCTGCGCGGCGCGTAATAGCGCATCCCTATTGGCGCCGCTCAAGCCACCACCCCAACGATGAACCCCATGAACAGCCCGCCGATGAAAGCAATGAGCATGCCGCCAGCTACAAAGAGAGCCAGCACGTCACGCATCACGCAGCCATCGCATCGGGAGAGTTTTGCGCATCGGGACCAAGCGCCTGCCCAGCCTTGCCCACCTGTTCGGCTGCGGTAGCTCCGGCATTAATCTGCTCGATAAGCTGTTGCGCCTGCTGAGCCTGGCGCTGCTGATCAATGATCTGCTTCGCATCATCCTCGGAGCGCAGCCATTTCGCTGGAGCAACGGCCGAGAGCACGTCGCGACCCGCCGTGGTGATGTCGACATTGGCCCCAAAGGTCGGGTCAAGCGCCAAGGTATCGGCAATGATGCCCTTCACCTCGACGAACACCTGCGCCTTCTGCTTTTCGATCGCGTCGTGCAGCGGGCTTTCGAAGCTGAACTGGACATCGGAGCCCTGCAATGAATCCGGGATTTCCTCGGCCGGCCCAAACACACCATGCGCCAGCAGCAACTCGAACGTCGTCTCGCAAATGGCTCCATTGTAATTGGACTCGACCGGCTCGAAGATCGGGGCAGACGCCCTGATAAACTCCTGAATACGCTGCCCCACCTCATAGGCTGTCATCTCGGGCCCTTGCGCCGGGAGATTGAGCTTGTTGAGGTAGAAGGCGTCCTTCAGCGTTTCCACGACCTGCTCGCGTAGATCCACGCCGAACGGGATGCCGGATTTGTCGATGGTGAGCGGACGCACCACTTGACCCATCCGCTCGTCATATTCGGGGTCGACCGAGGTAAAGCCACCGGCATATAGCGCCAGATCACTGCGCAGCGCCTCGCCCACACCAATCATCGGCGGATTGGTTGCCTTCTCACCTGCCTCGATCAGCGTGGCCGTCATCGCCTGAAGCAGTCGAGCTTCGGGGAGCGCCGCGCCGGCAGCGGGAGAAAATCCGTATTGCGACCCACTCACTGTCTGCCAGCGAGGAATAACATACATCAAATAGTTCTGGCCGGTGACTTCGATGACATGGTCATTGTCCACGTCGACAAAGATCGAGACAAAGCGCGCACGCTTGCCCTTGCCGGGGAAGTCGCCGGGGTAATCCTCGACCGGCATCACGATATGCCGGACATTGACCTCGCAATAGGGATCAGCCTTCGGGCCCTTCAGCTTCTCAAGGATCTTGGGGTGGACCTTGTCGTGGAACACCTTCGATTGCTCGATCGCGGTCGACTTCCATTTGCGATGGACGGTGCAGACCTTGCCGCGCACATCATTGGCCCAAGCGACATCGCGGACATGCCAGCAGCGATAGAGCAGCTTGTTGACCGAATAATCGACCTCAACCGTAATGACGGCGTTGCCGATCGCAGCGAAGTCGTGATCCGCCTCCTTGGTCGCGCGCGTGAACAGCGAATCCGGATCGTACATTGCGCGGCGCATGACCGCCGTCTTGGCCTCAAGCCATTGCTTGGCGGCTTGATCCTCCTGATCCTCGCGGGTTGTCGCGGCATGGAACCAGTCGATCGAGGTGGGCCGAAGCATCGTCGAGAAGATGTCGCCCAGCTCGCGGCGCATGATGACGGGAATGGAGGTGGCGAGATTGTCAGCATAGTTGACGCCAGGCGTGCGCATGGCCGTGAAATCGGCGCGCTCAGGGTACAGGTTTTCCGTAGTTTCCTGCCAGAACGACATGAGCGTCGAGCGCTTGCCGAACAGATGATCGCCCTGCTGGACAAGCTGCTTTGCGTCCATCAGATCAACCCCCAGGCAAGCCCGCGTCCATGCAGGGAGCGAACCGGATTAGGCGCGCTATGCTCGACCAGTTTGCGCCGTGCGCGCAGCAGGAACACCGAAACAACATTAGGATCTTCAGAATCGGAAACTCGCGTCAGAATGGCCTCGCGGCTCACAGGACGCCCCTTCGCTTGGGCAACGGTGTAGAGCGTCAGCGCCTCAGCCAAGGTTAGCCCCAGGTCATCCCCATGGAACTGTGCAGCCCCACGCGGATCGAGCATGAAACCATCGCGGTCGATCACCTCATCGCGGGCAAGATTATACCCGCACGAGGGGCAGATATGGCTCACCCGCCCAGCGTTCCTGATAGGCCGGCACTGGAACCGCCAAGGATCGAACCCTGCTGCGTAGAACCTAGGCGCCGACGCAGCCGCTGGCGCGGATCAGTGCCGCTCGGGTTCAGCGGCGTAATCTCAGGCTGGGGCGAAGTTGGAGCGGGATCAGCAGCCTTCTTCTTGCCACCGCCCAACACGCCAAGAGACAGCGTCTTGATGATCTTCTTACCCACCGAGCGTGCCTCCGCTGGTGTCCGTGAGAATGGTCGACGTGCGGCCACCACGCTGCATCTGCGCTGCAATCGCTTTCTTGCGGGCGTTCAGGATGGTCTGGTCATCCGGCAACGGCATGACCTGTGGCCCCTGAGCCGTAGCATCCGGCTTGCTCTTTTTGAGCCCAAAAAGATTCCCGCCAAGAATCCCAAAACTGGCTACCCTAAGTATCTTCTTTGCCATCTTTACACCGCCTTACGGACAAGATCGAAATACGGCCTGCCATTTATGACCGCACGCGAGCGGACGAAACAGTGCCGCTCCTCGCTGTTAAAACTGCGCCCTTCGACAAGAAACGAGCCGGCCTCGTAGCCTGGCATCTTTTCGAGATAGGCCCTCTGCGCGCTCTCAAGTCTATCCAGAATTTCTTCCATCTCAGCGCTTCCTTGGAAATCCCATGACAAGAAACCGCCAAAGGTCTAAAACCAGTGCGGCTTCTTGGAGGGAAAAATGAACGATATCGAGACCAGAGAACTTGAGGATTTGAAGCAGTCGGTCCTACTTGAAGAGGACTTCCATTTAGCGGCCACGTTATTCGTCAAGATCAATGACTTAGAAGACTACATAATCGACGAGGAGAAACCGAACGCACATTTTGATGAAGTGAGGCGTGAACTCGAATCTTTTAACCAGCATCTGCAAGACCGTGTGCTGAACCACGCCGTCAAGGCTACGCTGGAAACGCTCACGAACAAGCAAGCCTACGAGGTTTATGTCACTTCAGAGGGTGTTGAGATCGAGGCTCACCCTATGTTCGCCATGGCCAGCGACAAGGACATTAGAGAATATCTCGATGGATTGTGGCAGTCTCCGTTCACCACGATAACCCTTTCGTGGCAACGTATCGTCGAAAGAACAGAGCCAGAGGATCGTAGCAAACTGGCGGACATTCTGGAGCTTATGGCTAAGAACATTCGCGAGAATAAGGTTTAACGCTTCCTTGAGAATGTCGGCCCTCGGCCAAAAACGACATTGGGCACGACAGGCCGGCGATGAGACTGCGCCGCCTTCCGCCATTCGGTTGCCTCAGTCACGGCCTTGGCACCCGACCACCAGCACATCACGGTCGCGTCGCCCTTGTCCGGCGAGCGGCCAAGACGCTTCACCAGCTTGTCCTTTGGCTCCAAGTGGATGACCATACCGCCCTTGCCCGACTTGGTTTCGAACGTCGGGGCGGTCAGATCAGCCAGCAATTCCTTGTCAGGCGGCAGCGCCATCGTGGCACCACCCGGTTGCGTCGGGTCCAACGCCTCGCGCAGCAGCCAATAGGCCTCGGTGCGAACATTGGCGAAGCGCAGTTGATTGTCCCGCGTCCGCCGTACCGATTCCTTGACGCCCATATAGCCAACGGCATCAACGCCATTCTTGACCAGATGCGCCTGAGCATCGCCACCCCAGCCACCACCAAGGTCGACAATCACCTTCGCATTATCGAGGCGCTTGGCGAGAACCCTGCCAGCAACATCGGCCCCACCCGGCGTTTCAACACCAGGAATGGCAATCGGATCAGCGAACCAGTCATCGTAGCGAATGGCGATGACCGTCTTGTCAGTTCCCCCTTGCGCCACGTCGACGCCGATCGCGCACATCGGGATATGCGGAGCAGGCTGTGGCTTCCAGCGGCGTTGGGCTTCCTTCACCCATTCGGTCGGAATACATTGGTTGAGTTCGTCCTGAACGCCGGCCGCGAAGTCACCATATTTGAGCTGGGAGCGGAGCGGTTCGGGGAGGCTGTCGATCTTGGCGCGATATTCCGCCGTGTCGCGATATGGGTTGTCTGAAAGAGCAGCCGGGATGAAGGTGAAGGACAACACCTCGCGCTGCTTGCCGTCTAGCCATGCGTCCTCAGGACCATCAACCCAGATAGGCGCTCCGTCGTCCATGATGGCGTAGCGCAATTCTCCGGCATCAGCTTTCCGTGGATGGTTAGGATCGAGCCACGGCGCGAACCATTCCTGCATCCAATAGCCGTCAGCCGATCGCGGCGGATTGGACGCGAGAACGACCCTTGCCCTTTGCCCTTCAGGCCCACGGTTCCAGGCCAGAAGAGACGCCACCTGTTCGCGCAGAAACTCGCCAGCCTCGTCATAAACGATCAGATCGCGCTCGCGGCCGGCGTGCTTGTTCCAGTCTCCAGCGAGCTGCATGCCCGCTAGTTTGAGCGAACGGCCATCAGGCCAGTTCCATTCCTTGTCGGTGCCGTTGAAGCCAGCTGTCCCGTAGATTTCCTTGCCGGCGGCTTCGAGCCCATCCGTCTGGGCTGATTCCCTGCGAAAGATGATCGAGCGTTTGTGCTCCTGCGCCAGCCCGACCGAGAGGAAGGTCTTACCTCCCGCCGCTTGTCCGCCATAGAGCAGGACATCGGCCTGGCTGAGATAGGCGTCGGTTTGAGGTCCCGGCAGAGGAACGAACCGCAGATCCTTGACCGCTGCCTGAGCCAGCCTCTTGACGTTCTCGCGCTCGTTTTCGGGGAGTTCCTGAAACCTGGCGAGAACGTCGTCGAGGAGTGACATCAGACGGTGAACGGCACCGCGATGATGTCGTACCAGACCCGCACGTAAAGCGGGCTGTCGCCGGTCGTGATTTCGCCCGAGAGCAGGTGAAGCACCACATCAGCATTCGCCACCGGAGCATAATCGCCGGCAGTGGTTGTGACAGAACCCGGCATGCCAGCCATGCGCGTCTGCGCGGTCGTCTGATCGAGGAAGCCAGTCGTCTCGATGACGGACGAACACTGCGCGCCCGAACCGTTGGTGTATTTCAGCACCAAATCCTCGCCAGACGCGATACCGGCATAAGCGGTGCCGGCGGGCTTGGAGATCGCCACGCGCAACGGGATGATCGCGAAACCTGCCCCCAGAGCAGGCACGACCGTCTGCGGCGTGGCGTTGAGCGCCAGAAGCTGGGCCGAGGTGACGGTCGTCGCCTTGAATGTCCCGAGCAGCGTTTGCGCGCCGTTGAGGTGATTGAAAACAAGCCCACCCTTGTCGGCAATGCCGAAGCGCTTGCCATAGATGGACGTGCGATTTTGCACAGGCGGTGCAGCCATGATTAACTCCTATCAGTGCTTGGTTGCTTGGAGATGCGCTCTCAGGCCCCGAGCGCGGGGGATTCAGTGTGCGGTCGGCTGAGCACCGCGCGCCAGCGTAAACGCGATAGCTTTCGCCATGTCTCGGTCTGACATGTCGGCCGTCTCGATCGGGCCGCCGTCCTTGCCGGTGAGTTCTGAACGCTCCACGATGAGCCCTAGGACCTTAGCCTTGCCCATGGTTGCCGAGATTGCGGCAGCGGGAGCCTCTAGATCGCGCGCGAACGTGCGGTCCTCGTCAAGCTGGGCCGCAATGTCGTAGACCGTGATTGCAGCTTTCTCGGCTGCTACAGCCTTCAATTCCGCCACTCTGGCAGCAACCTTATCATTTCTTATCAGCCGCGATGCATTGGCCTCTACAGGCTCATATCCAGCCAGCCGATATGCTTCGATCTGAGAATTCCCCTTCGCCAACTCCTGTGCGAAGCGTTCGTGACGGGCATTCTCAAGGACAGGCATCACGCCACCACGATAACCTTGTGGCCCGGCAGAACCCCGAAATCATGCCATACACCGGCAGGAAGCGGGATCTTGTTCGTTACCCCGGTCGGAGCGGTGCCGAACTCGATATTGCAAGCCGTCGTCGTGTATATTGCTACCAGCGTGGTGCCGAGTGTGAAAGCGCTTGAAGCCGCTCCGCCGATTGATAGCACCTGCCGAGCGCGCGGCGGCATCTGGCGCACGGGCGCCTCGCTGGAGATGACGGGATTCAGTTCAAGCACCGTGACTTCGTTTGCCATCCATCATCTCCGGAAAATTGCAGCGTTCAATCACTTAACGGTCAAAGAAGGGTGATTAACCCCGGCGCGCCCGTATTGCCCTAAGAGGGAGCGAAAGCCTCGCAGGCGCCGCTGCTGTCGTCTGCAATGAAAGCGCGCCACATGAATTATCCCGTCACAGCACGGCGAACCCTCGGGGGAGGTTGAAAGGTCGCTTGGCATGCGACGGGTCCGCCGGAGCGGATGGGGTTAGTCGATAGAATCGACGGCGATTATCAACTTATGGCGTATCAGCTCTTGCCGAACAATCTCACGAACCTGCTTAAAGCATTGTGGTTCATCCTCAGATGAGGCGCTGCGGGCTTTTGATGCTGGGGATGGCAAATCCGTTTCCATCGCCTTCCCGTTCTTTCGATCGCACTGCCTTGTGAATGACTGGTGTGGCCCCGGCGTTGACATCGACCTTCTGTCTGATCCGATCGAGCTAGTGAACGGAAAACTCACTCTGGTCCACTAAATGGCGGGCTTTCGAGATAGTCGCGAATACGCCGCCGCATGATCCGCAACTCTTGCTCGATAGAGTCGGCATGTTGCTCCATCTCGCGGAGCACACCCCTGCATTCGTCCACAATCCCATTGTTAGAGCGCCGGACTGTCGCCGAATCACTATCATTTTCTGATCGGTACGTCATGTATATAATTGCCTCTTACCATCCGCCGATTCGTGGGGCAAGTTGGGAGCGCTCTATCCAGTTGAGCTACGCCATCAGGTCTCTAGAAAACCATCATCTGGCGGCGGGGTTCGAACTCGCAACCTCTCCCTCGGTCATCAATATAGTCTATAATCGCACCAAAAGGAAGGCGATTCGGGATCAGGGCGACGAGCCGGTGGAGGGGTTGGGGAGGTTTGGCAGCGATGCCTGAGCCAGTTTATGACCTACGCACCGGCAAGCAGGTTGCGGTCGCCTATTGGCCCGAGGAATTGCCGGAGCCTA